GGCGGTCCTGAGCCTTCGACTAGAAGGTGATACTACTGCTTTAACAACATTCCAACAGGTTCAGCAGGCCGCACAACTCGTGAAGGAGGACCCGGCCCTCCTCTCCGAGATCGCCTATTGGTACGTCACCCAGTTCTCCCCTGAGGTGCAGGAGCGGGCCACCGCCTACCGAACCATGTCCCCCGCCGACCTTGCCCGGATACTCATGGACGACTTCGCCTCAGCCGAGGCAGGGGACTCACACACGGGATACACAATCGGTATCTACAGCGATCACGGGGGCCACGCTGTCACGCCTTACCGGGTCATAGAGACAGCCGATGGGTACCGCATCTACATCTATGACAGCAACTGGCCCACCACGGAGAGGTGGATCGACGTAGGCTCCGATGGCACATGGGTGTACGCCCTCGCCGCCACGAACCCCTCCGAGGAGGCGTCGGCGTGGTCGGGCGGGGTTGGCACGATGGAACTCACCCCGATGGGGGCAAGGCAGGGACCCTTTACCTGTTCGTTCTGTCCACAGTCCAACAGTGCCAAGTCGGGCACGATGCTCACTGTCGCCGCAACCGGCGGGAAGCAGATGACCATCCAGATCGAAACCGAGTCAGGGGACAGGCTCGGCTACTACGACGACGGCTTCGTCAACGAGATCGAAGGTGCTACCTATCGGTACCTCATCTCCGGCCCCAGCACAGCGGACCCGGTCCTCGTGTTCCTGCCACCAGAGGTGGAGGTGTTCAGCGCCGACGTTGGGCAGATTGAGGTGCCCGCCCCGGAGGATGTGGCGGATGCCACGGAATTAGGAGAAACCCCGAGTTCGGAACCTCCAGAGCAGGCACCTGAAGAGGCTACCCAGACGTTCTCCCTGTTGCTACTCAACGAGGAGAAGTCGATTCAGGTTGAGGCCGTCGTGGAGGAACCGGTTGAAGACCCTGTCCCCGGCGAGCCCGCCGTGGAGGAGGTGTCGGTGTTGGAGATCACCGAAACGTCCATCGACGTTGGCGACTTGGAGGAGGCCACGATTTCCATCGCCGTTGAGGCTGTTGAGATCAAGATTGAGTTGGAGGACGACCAGACGATTGAGATTGAGTTCGCCCCTGAGGACGTGGCGGATGAGGCAATAGAGATTGACATCACCGACGTTGAGGGGGAGGTCGTTGCTGAGGTGGAGATCGACCTCACCGAGCGGACGGTGGAGGAGGCCCCGACGGTCGTGGAGATCGTCTACAACGAGGACACAGGGGAGATCACGCAGGAGGAAGAGGAGATCGAAGCGTGGGTCGCCTCCGACGCCGAGTACTTCCAAGCGGTCGTTGAGGACCGCGTGGAGGAGGTGCTGGGAGCGGCATGGGCCGAGGAGGTCACCGAGGACGCTATCTGGGAGGACGAGGAGACAGAGTCCCTGTTGACGGAAGTGATGGCCGAAGTCGAAGATGACTACTGGGAGGATGACTACTGGGAGGAGACGACGTATGACGAGGAGTACTTTGAGGAGGTCGAAGAAGAAGCATGGAAAGACGACAGTGATAACCCTTTAGTCCTCGCCGCCCCAGTTCTGGTTGGGCAAGCCCCAGTGTCCCGTTCGACGGTGGTCAGGTTCTGGACGACGGTGGATTCAGAGGCTCTGTCGGAAGTGACGACTCGGACAGAGACATATCAGGACCCCGGTGGGACACTGACAGAGATATGGACGGACACCCAATGGGAGATACTGGAGACGACATCGGAGTGGACGGAGACTCAGACAGAGACAGGGACTTTGAACACGTATTCCGACGCTGGGAATCTGGTCGAAGAGACTTTGTGGGAGACGGCGACATTGGTGGAGGCTTCTCAAGAGTCTTCAGTGATAACGGATGCGTGGACCACCTCGGACTTGGTGGCGACGGATCAGGACTGCCTCTTCCGACAGAATCAACTGGAACAGCCGCCGTTCGCGGTGAGTTTGGATGCCTCATCACTTGGATCAGACAGGACTGCCCGTTTGCCTCTCTCAGCGAGTTCGATGAAAGCCGCTTCGCTGAGGTACCGGGCGCCATCATCCGCAACGCAGTCAACACCTACTGCGTCTACCCCGAACGCTTGGCTGCACTGGCAGTGGGATAACGATACGGACGAGAAGCCGAGCGGTTGTGCTACTCCGGGCAACCCGTCTGTTGTCCAGAGGGAGGACAACTCCGTAACGACGAGTGTTGCAACGACCGAAACGCTGGAAGCGTCAGGCTTGAGTTGGATTCCCGACGGGTTATGGTACGACGCGATCACGACCGTTGACACGACCGTGAAGACCTTCACTGATGTGACCACGGTGGAGTGGAGCGACGGCTACACGGCGATCACCTATTCGGACGACTATGACGTAACGTCCACTTCGCAAAGCGTCAGCGGCTGGACAAACGATTGCGAGGTCACTGGGCCAAACGATATTTATAGTTGGACGGGTATGGGGGACTGGTGCATCGTTGACAGTGAGTCCGGGGACGGTAACGACGACGACATTACGTTCACGCTGACTGAGACGAAGACGGTGCAGATCACCGCCGCAACCAACCTGACCTGTGACGGCTGGCCCGGTAACAACAACAACGGCGAGAACGACTACGGCGATCCGTATGTCTACTTGTACGACAGCAACAACAACCTGATCGAATCCGACGATGACGATGGTTGTACCTGCGGAAACAACTGCCCCGATTCGGGCAACTGCTGGGACAGCCTGATCACACGAGAGTTGACGGCAGGTACCTACACGGTCAAGGCCCGTGTGTACTCGGTTGGCACGGGCGGCTGGTACAAGTTGACGATTGACACGGTCTGATGAAGGTCTGGATCGACCAAGACCTCTGCACGGGGGATGGTATTTGTGTGGAGATTTGTCCCCCGTTGTTCGACATGCACGACGACGGCCTCGCCTACGTCAAGGAGGCCGACTGGCCCACTCTTTATGGCCCAGACGGTGCCCCGAAGGGTGACCCGGCGTTGCAGATGGCGGAGGGCATGGCGGTGATTCCCGAATCCGACCTTGAGGCGACCATCGAAGCCGCCGAGGAATGCCCCGGCGAGTGCATCTTTATTGAGGTAGAGTAGACTACTACCCCCAACGTACGTGGCTGGATAGCCCCAGCCTAAGGCCCACAGTTAGGTGGTACACTAGACGTGTACACCACGAGTCCCTAGAAAGGCAAATCAGTGGACAACGAGAATATCCAACTCAACCCCCAGACCGTCATCAACGAACTTCAGAATCGTCTGAATGCGTTGCAGGGCGAGAACGTGGTCTTGGCAGCCATGCTCACGGAACTGCGTTCCTCTCTGGAGGTTCCAGATGCCGAGGAGCCCGACGAGGATGGCGTACCCGAGTAACGTAAACGACCCGCAGGAGGAGGCAGCCAGTCTGGCTGCGTCTACTATGAATGAAGTCGCGGTGGCACGCGAGCAAGTAACGCAGGGCATGCTGCAATCGGGCCAAGAGGCCCCACTAGGGTACTTTCCTCCGATAACGAATGTAGCCAGCACCAGAGTGCGGTCGTTTCGGTATGTTCCTGACGACCCTTCCGCCCCGGACATAGGCTCAGGCACCATCTTCGTGGAGTTCATCAAATACGGCAGTAAGTACGCCTACACCCATGTTCCTTTCGGAACCTACGTAAACTTCCAGAGAGAAGGCGTGTCTAAAGGAAAGTTCATCAACGCTGTACTGAACTCCTATCCTTATCGTAAGGCCACCGGTAACGATCTCGATTTCTTTAGTTGGTAGCACTCCAGATGTACAAAGTCTTAGGGTACACACCACTGGTACTGGTCCTGCTGATCACCCCTATCCTCTTCTTTCTACACGGGAGGGTCCTGCTGGGTGGTCTAGGGGCACTGCTACTGTGTGCGTGGTTGGTGTTCAGGGACACGCTGGACTTGGTGCAGGGGATCGGCCGGGTGTACTGGCTGACCCGACAAACCACGGCCCGCCTGTTCCGTATGAGGCTGTCTTACATGAGGGAGACCGACTACCCATGGCGTACTGGCAAGGGCCTTCAACTGGTGGTGCCCTACCGCACCTTCCAAATAGGTATTTGTACACCGTCTGAACATTACACGGTGGAAGATGGCCTGCTTCACTCTCTGGCTGCTCGTACTCTGCCCGCCAAACCAAAGGACATCAGAGAATGGCTATGAAGTTCTGGCGTAGTGAGCGGTCCCACGCAGTGGGAACTTTAGAGCGACCCGCACGGGTTGCTGGGTTGCCTACTCCGCAACTCAAGGAATGGTTGGACGTTGAGATCATGAATCTTGGGTCCACCTACGATCAATGGCGCTACCACGGTATCGGGGGTGATGAGTTCACGGCCCGTCTGGAGGCCCTTTCCATGATGTGGGATGAAGTCCGTGAGCGTGACGAATGAGCACTGACACCCTAGAAGAACAAGATGTGCTAACTGAGTACGACTACGTACCCGAAATTGAGATCGAACTTGATGAGGCGTCCACTGAGTTCGTGGCCGAACTATGTACGAAACTAGTAGCGTTCACGGAGGAGTTCTGCGCTGTTGAGTTCTTTCCCTATCAGGTACCCATTGCTTACCGGTTCATTGAGTCGGTTGTGGTTGGTGACGGTGAAGAACTAACGCTTATCGCCACCCGTCAGAGTGGTAAGTCAGAGGTACTATCAAATGTAATTGCGTCAATGATGGTGATTCTCCCCAAACTGGCGAAGGTGTACCCCCTGTGGCTGTCCAAGTTCTCCAAGGGATTCTGGTGCGGGGTGTTCGCTCCAACCGAGGATCAGGCCGATACGGTATTCAGCCGGATCGTTTCCCGTCTCACAAGCGACCACGCTATGGGTTTCCTACTCGACCCGGAGATTGACGACAAGGCCACGTCTGGTGGAGCACGTGGTAAGGGCAAGATCGTCACACTCAAGAACGCCGGTTCCCTCTGTCGGATGCAGACATGCAACCCCAAGGCCAAGATCGAGTCCAAGACGTACCACTTCGCCGTCGTGGACGAAGCACAGGGCGCCGATGAGTTCGTGATCGCCAAGTCGATCAAGCCCATGCTCGCCTTCAACAACGGGACCATCGTCTTGACGGGCACGGCCACTCGTAGTAAGTCGTACTTCTATAAGATGATCCAGTACAACAAGAGGCGTGAGGCAAACAAGGTTAGGGGCCAGCGCACGCCCCACTTTGAATACGACTGGCGGGTAGCCGCCAAGTACAACACCAACTACGGGAAGTTCATCTCCAAAGAGAAGGTCCGCATCGGTGAAGACTCCGATGAGTTCCAGATGTCCTACTGCAACAAGTGGATTCTGGAGAAGGGCATGTTCGTCACCGAGGAGCGTCTGGAGAGGCTCTACGATGCGTCCATGCCCATGGTGCCAGAATGGTGGCGTACCCCCATCGTCGTGGGCATCGACGTTGCTCGGACCACGGATTCAACCGTGGCGACCGCTGTATGGGTGGACTGGGACCACCCTGACGGCTTGGGCTTCTTCGAGCACCGTATCCTGAACTGGCTGGAGATCCATGACACGGACTGGGAGTCCCAGTACTTCAAGATCGTGGACTTTGTCCGCAACTATGATGTTCTGCGTGTAGGTATTGACGCTCAGGGCGTTGGAGGAGCGGTGGCAGAGCGTCTGGCGCTCCTGCTACCCGATATGGAGGTGCTCCCCCTGTCCTCGGACGCCAAGGCACAGAACGAGAGGTGGGTACACCTAACGGAGTTGATACAGCGTAACCAACTGATCGTTCCGGGCCATTCTAAGGCCCGTCGTACGCGACGTTGGAAGAAGTTTAACCAGCAAATGCTTGATCTGGAACGAATTAATCGGGGACCGTACCTCCTCGCAGAAGCACCAGACGAGAGGGGCGCCTTTGATGACTACCCCGACAGTTTGGCTCTGGCATGCACCCTGACAGTGCATGACATTATGCCCACGGTGACCGTAGCGGAGAACCCCTTCTTCAATTAGTGGTACTATATAAGCAAGGCACTTACCCGTAATCCCCGGAGGATTTCATGGCTAACGTAGTAAACCCGACAGTTGCACCCGCGCCCCGGTTCCCCGAGGTCGCTGGCAACGTCTTCGAGCGGACCCTCGGCCCGGACATGCCCGGTGAGCGTGGTCCTCTTCGCTTTGAAGAAGGCATCGCAACCGACACTGATGTCCCCACGGACTTCGCAATCGGATCGTATGTGGACGGATCGTCCGCACCCGGTCGAATGAACCATAACAACCCGGCTATGTTCTACAAGCCAGCCGAGGTGACGATGAGGGAGAGGGCCCACGTCGGCTCCGCCTCGTGGATTGAGGCCCCCTCGGTCCTTGGTGAGTTCGTGCAGGGCGTTGTCGCAGGCGATGGCATGCCCACATTTGAGCGCTCCTTCAACTCAGGCGCCCACATGAACCGTCCCAGCGCCGTTCGCGTCAACGACTAACCACCCCTTCTCTTTTTGAGATGGCTGGCCCGCTTCGACCCGTTCGTCGTATTGAGGGTCTAGAGAGAGTACCCGCTTGGACAGGCGGGCTAATACCCGGTGGGTCGGAAGCGAGAACGCCTCCAGCCCGTCGTCTTCAGACGATGCAGTTCAATGTGATGGAGCGCAATCTCGCTAACATCATGGATATGTCTACCGCTGAGGAGGTTAGGGCGGGGGAACAGTGGTACCCGTCAGGGCACGAGGCCGCTCATCGTATCGGGATACTAGCCGGGGCCGATAGGCACGAGGCTGCCCATATTGGCGCTGGGATCATAGCCATCAACAGCCCTATGACTGGTTGGGACGAGAACCTTGTGGAGGCCCATCACATAGCCACTACGGGTACTAACCTCACCCCCCGTGTAGGAAGTAGCGTTAGGTTGCAGAGGACACACGATTGGTTGGCTGATCCTAGCCAGCCTGTCTCCAAAGGGGGTCCTAAGACCCGGGACTTCCACGCCAACTTGACAGACCCCCACGACCCATCAACGGTTACCATTGACCGCCACGCCCATGATGCCGTTACTGGATGGAGTATCTCCGGGGAAGAGCGTGGCTTGGACACACGTAACCGGAGGTACACTAACCTTCAGAGGATGTACACGGACCTAGCCTCTTCCAGAGGTGTTCTTCCGAATGTTGCTCAGGCACAGGTATGGGGCACGTACAAGAGGTTGAAGGGGGACAGGAATATGGGAAGGACCTTCCACGATTACCTGTCTGAGACTCGTCAGTTAGATCAGTGGGAGTCGCTATAATGTCGTTCGTGTACCGCCCTAACTGCATCCCACGCTCGGTTCTCCAGTATCATGAGTTTGCGGATGGTGTCGGCGTCGTCGGTGTCAACACTGAGGCCCCCCTCGTAGTGCACTTGGAAGGTGGCGTAGATGTCTAGGAACTCTTCTTCGGTAAGGATGATTTCCATGTGTCATACTCTATCCCATGACTGAAGCATGGGGGCTCATCGCAGCCGCAGCGGTAACTGGAGTGTTCGGTGTGTTCGGGGTCTTTATCCGTAACTTCCGGCACGAGAACCAACGAGATCATGCCGTGGTGGCGAACAAACTCACCGGCCTGTCCCGTGACCTTGAGGCCATCAAGACCTCGGTGGACGGTAACGGCGAGAAACTGGACGGCCATTTGGAGTGGCACAAGACCCCCAAGCGAGATGCCCGCAAGAAGGCCGCATCGAAGAAGGCCACAGCAAAGAAGTGAGGTGTCCCCCGCAGGGGACAAAGATGGTGTAGTATACGTAATACGAGAAGGGGTATGTGATTAGGAGGATGACTCGGTGAAGGTCACACTGGTTGAAGCCTTGGAGACCCCTTTGCGGGACCCCTCCCCTAGGCAGTGCCTCTATGAGAGGCTGCGCGGGGAGTTGTCGGAGGAGGAGAGGGACGCCCTTGATCGGGCCTTGGGCAAGGTCCGCACTGACCCGAACAATGGTCAGAGGAAGGTCTACTCCACAGCGTGGTTGGCGAACGTGCTGACGAGTCAGGGCCATTCCCTGTCGTCGGCAACCATACAGCGGCACCTGAGGAACTCGTGCAGTTGCCGAAGCCGGGACGACTCAGATGAGTAGCACCAGTTCACTGTCAGATAAACTCGACAACGGACCCCCCAAGCACGCCCTTGGCAAACTGGCCTCTCTGCTGGAGAGGCACGAGATCGACATTGAGAACATTGGGGACATCAAGAAGGTGTCCCTGTACCAGTCACTAACAAAGGACGCCGAGGGTGAGGCTCAGATACATGATCTCGTTGGTATCCAGATTTCTCCAGCGTGGGAAAGTGGGCCGGAGTGGCCGGTCATCCAACCCGGTCCCGCCATCAAACTTCCCAAGAGTGCTGCCACCAAGAAGGCGTCGGCACTAAAGACCTGCGTGGTTCTCCCCGATATGCAGATCGGGTACTTCCGCAACAAGGCGGGAGAGTTGGAGCCGACTCATGATGAGACCGCCATCTCGCTGGCTCTGGCAATCACCAAAGACAGCAACCCAGACCTAGTCGTATTGGTTGGTGACAATCTGGACCTACCAGAGTTGGGAAAGTACCGGCTGTCCCCGGCCTTCCAGCAGACCACGCAGGCTGCGGTGGACCGGGCCACTGAGGTGTGTGCTCAACTGCGGTCCGCTGCCCCCGGTGCTGAGATCAAGTGGCTGGCAGGCAACCACGAGGAGCGCCTCACCAACTTCATGCTAGACAACGCAGCAGCGGCCTTCGGTATCCGTGCCGGTAAGCGCCCCGACAGTTGGCCTGTCCTGAGTGTGCCCAACCTGTGTCGGCTGGACGACTTCGGGATTGACTACCTTGCTGGTTATCCCGCCTCGTGTGTCTGGATCAACGAGCACCTTAAGGTCATCCACGGGGACCTCGTCAGGTCAGGGGCAAGCACGGCATACGCCTACCTGAAGCGGGAGAAGGTGTCCGTTCTTTACGGGCACATTCACCGCCGGGAGTGGGCCGAGCAGACGCGAGAAGACTACGACGGTCCACGTACAGTGATGGCCGCTTCTCCGGGTTGCCTTGCCCGTATTGACGGCGCTGTGCCGTCTACCAAGGGTGGCACTGACCTTGACGGACGGCCCCTCACGAGTTACGAGAACTGGCAACAGGGACTCGCCGTCGTCCAATATGAAGAGGGTGACGGAAAGTTTAACGTGGAGATGGTTACTATCCGGGACGGATGGTCGCTATATCGGGGCAAGGAATACTCCCAGTAGGGTATAATGTAGATGGTCCCCTACACGGGGGACCTTCCCCATTTCCTATCAAGGAAGAGATATATGTTCAACCGAGACCTACTCGAAAGAACTGCTTCTACGTTCGTTCAGGCCGCTATCGGTGCCGTTGGTACCAACAGCGTCATGGACTTGGGCGTGGAGCAATGGAAGATGGTTCTGGCGGCTGGAGTTTCTGCTGCTTTGGCTGTCGTCAAGGGCACCATCGCCACGAAGCGTGGCACAAAGGGTACCGCTTCACTGGTCGATTGACCCGGAGCCGCCATTGTTGAATGATGGTGTATACTAGAAATAGGAAGACACTCTTGAACAGGGCTCTATACACCTATGGCTGTTGATTTCTGGTCCCCGTCCTACCGGGCATCGGCTAGTGACCTCACCGTTGCTATATCCCCCCTTGGCCTTGTTGAACTGGCCGATGAAGAGTTTGAGGTCCACGGCCCACGACTGAACCGGTACTCGGCAGCGTGGGCGTGGTACCTCGGCCACCACTGGGCGTACCGACGTGAGTTCGGTGAGTCCCAGTTCTATCTGAACTACGTCCGCACCATGTCGGACTACATCACGAACTTCTGCTTCGGTAAAGGCGTGCAGTTCAGGACCCCTGAGCAGAACAACGCCATCATCCCTCACCTCTTGAACAAGGTGTGGGGACAGCACAACAACAAGGAACACACCCTCTGGGAGATGGGCCAGTTGGCCTCTGTCACCGGGGACTGCTTCGTCAAGGTCGCCTATGAGGAACCCTACATGGACCCCATCGGCATACCCATTGCGGGCAAGATTCGCATCCTGCCCCTGAACCCGGCGCACTGCTTCCCCGAATACCATCCTCACGACCGTAACCGACTGTTGCGGTTTAAGTTGAAGTACCGCTTCTGGGGCACGGCCTCAGAGGGTACCCGTCAGGTGTATACGTTCACAGAAATCCTCACGGATGAAACTGTTGAGCAGTACATCAACGATGAGTTGGTGGACACCTACCCCAACGCCATCGGTCACGTACCCGTGGTACACATTCCCAACACCACGATTTCATCTTCCCCGTGGGGGCAGAGCGACATCTGGGACATCATCCCGCTCAACCGAGAGTTGAACGAGAAGATGGCTGAAGTCTCGGACATCATCAACTACCACGCCGCTCCCGTGACCATCATCACCGGGGCCAAGGCTAGCCAGTTGGAGAGGGGTCCGAAGAAGGTTTGGGCTGGGCTGCCCAAGGACAGTAATGTGTTTAATCTAGAGTCCCGGGGTGAAATGTCCGGTGCGCTTGAATATATACAGCATATAAAGCGCACAATGCACGAAATGACGGGCGTACCCGAGACAGCCCTTGGACAGACCCAGCCCATTTCCAATACCAGCGGAGTGGCATTGGCTATCCAGTACCAGCCGATGATGAACCGCTATACCATGAAGAAGGTTCACTTTACCAAGGGCCTTGAGCGCGTCAACGAACTGATCATCCGTACGGCAGCGATCTTTCAACCAGAGATGCTGCTATACGACGCTGCTGTGTCGGAGTATCCCGAGAAGGATAACGCCATTGAGTTGGACCCGACCGATCCCTTGACCTACCAGACCACTGTCCACTGGCCTGATCCGCTGCCGGTGGATGTGCTCATCGCACTCAACGAGATTCAGGCCAAACTGCAACTCGGTCTGGAGTCCAAGCGTGGCGCACTCAAGATTCTCGGGGAAGAGTTCCCGAACGAGAAGATGGCCGAGGTCTTCGAGGAACAGATGGACGATGCCCTCGACGCTGGAACGCTCCAGATGTTTGACGCTCAAGTCCAGCAAGCGATCTTTGCCGCCACCGGTATGCTGCCCGCCGAGGGAGCAGAGCCACCGGGTGGTGGAGGAACTGGTGAGAACGGGGAGCAAATCTTCCCTGATCCCATGGTGACCGGCGCAGATGCTGGTCTGTTAGACAAGTTGATTCAACGGGCATACGGTGCCCGGTTCGCCCAGCGCCGTGTACCCTCAAAGGACATCTAAGAAGTATCATAATTAACGGTAGTATTTGCCAAACCAATTAAGGAGCAATAACAATGGCAGAAGAACATAAGGCCGCAGTAGTACCCGACAAGGTTACTATTCCCGCAGAGTCTGAAACGGCAGAGACTGGATTTGAGGTGGGCGTAGAAGAGTCCGCCACTGGTCGAGTATTCACCGAGGAAGACGTGGAGCGCATTCGTACGCAGGAGAAGGATAAACTCTACAAGCGCCTTGAGGAGTCCGATGGACGAGTCAAGACGTTGGAGGGTAGGTTGACTACTCTGGTTGACGAGAACGATGAGGCTAAGACACTGGCCGATAAGTTGGCTCAGATCGAGGCCGATGCCCTCAAGCATAGGGAAGAAGAAGAACTCAGTGCGAAGGAACTAATCGCTCGTCGTGAGACAGAGTTCAACGAGAAGATCAACACCGTGGAAGCGGAATGGCAGGAGCGCCTGTCCAAGATCGAAGAAGAGCGCGAAACACAGGATGCGATGCTGGAGAAGGAGCGTCGTGTGCGTGAACTTGGTGAGTACCTCACTCGTACAATGCAACAGGAGGAGGAGTTCATCATTCCTGAACTACGTGATCTCGTTTCCGGTATTACGGAAGATGAGATTGACCTATCTATTGCGGTACTTAAGGACCGTAGTAGTGCTATACTGGAATCAATCCAGCAGTCTGCTACCAGTGGGCTGAGGGGGTCGCCGGTTACGGCTCCCCCCGTTGGGCCAATGGAAACTCAAGCGGACCACCAAACATTGTCAGCGGAAGACATCCGCAATATGCCGATGGATCAGTACATGCAAATGCGAGACAGGCTCCTCAAGGCGCGGCCTTCACAAAGCCGCTTTTAGACAACACATTACCTATAGTCCCCTAACGGAGGAACCTAATTATGGCCCTGCCAGCCCCATCGGGTGGTTCGATCACGACGGCTGCTGACCAGTCGTCTCTGACCGGCTACTCATCTGATACGGCGCTGACTCCGGCGATCCAGACTATCTGGAGCAAGGAAATCTTGTTTCAGGCTATGCCTGTGCTTCGCTTCGAGCAGTTCGCTGTCAAAAAGACGGAACTCGGTGTCATGCCGGGTCTCACCGTCAACTTCATGCGCTACACCAACCTCACGGTCGATCAGAATACTGGTGCGACCCTGACGGAAGGTACCCGTATGGAGCCCACGGCCCTCTCGGCCAGCCAGATCCAGATCACGGTCTCAGAGCGTGGTCAGGCAATCTCGGTCACCGAGTTGCTGCTCAACGCTTCGTTCGATGACGTTATGGCGTCGTCGTCCCGTCTCCTAGGCCGTCACATGGCCCAGTCGATGGACATCGAAGCACGCAACACCTTGTACAAGGCGGGTATCCCGTTCGGTGGTGGCTCGACGGTTGCTCCGTCGCTCACCTTCGGTCGGACCAAGGCTTCTGGTGCTCGCACCACGGTCTCGCCGTACGATGGTGGCACCGTTGGTACGGTGACTGCACCGGGCTACCTCTCACCCACGACCATCAAGGACGCGGTTGAGACGCTTGCTGGGGAGAACATCCCTCGCATTGGCGACACCTACGTGTGCTTCGTCCACCCGTCACAGAGCCGCTCACTGCGTGACTGGCCCGAGTTCATTGAGGTCACGAAGTACGCCGCACCCGGCAACTTCATGCTCGGTGAGATCGGTCGCCTGTACGACGTGGTCTTCATTGAGACCACTCAGGTCACACAGGGTCTGGGCGCAACCACGCTTCCGCACTCTGCGTGGGACTCGGACTCCAGTACCTCTGGTGTCCAGCCCTTGGCTACCGCTTACAACGCCATCATGATTGGCGACAACGCCTTCGGTCAGGCTATTGCCCTGCCGGTTGAGTTGCGCGATGGTGGCGTGATCGACTTCGGTCGTGAGCATGGCCTCGCTTGGTATGCAATCTGGGGCTTCGGGGTCATCACCTCCGAGTCGCGGGTCGTTATCAACACCCTCGGCGGCGCAATCGCTTAATAGCGATAACGCTCTGCTATAGTTGTGGGGGGCCGGGTCCTACGTGGCCCGCCCCCCCGCCACTTACCTATAAGCCTATCGGAAAGGCACGGAACATAACATGGCAGAAGTAACTGAAGTAGCACCAAAGAAAGCACAGGCCAAGAAGGCCCCGGTCGAGGAAGTCGAGGTCGTGGAGGACGCTATCGTAGTGTCCCCCGAGACCACTCGCGGACGTGTCAAGGGCACGTGGCGTATGAACTTCGCTGGGAGATCGTATGACTTTGTAGATGGAGACACCTACGAGTTGCCCAAGGACCTGTACGACTATCTCCGAGGCCACGGGAACATCTACGACACCCTTGCATGAGGTAGCACATGGCCTACACAGTACCCAACCGGCCAGACACCACTTCTGCTGACCTAGCCGAACCGGACAAGGGTGACTTCCAGTCACTGGGTAACCGTAAGTCAGGAGTACTGAGTGGGGGAGTAGTCACCCGCTCGGCGTCCAACACCCTGTCGGTTACGACTGTGACCGGGTATTTGGTCGGAGAATACTTTAGTATCACTGGACCTAGTCCGATCAGCCTTAACATCCCATCAGCCTCGGGACTGGCAAAGTTCATACTGGTGCTGGTCAGGAAGGTGGGTTCTAATTTCATCGTCGTCGGGCACACCGACGCCGGGGCAGAAAGCGCCACAAACGCTGTCTATCCCGCACTGGACGACGCAACGGAACTTCTTCTGGCGGTGGCCTACTATCCGTCAGGTGCCACGGACATAGCGTCCTCTGGCATCGTGGACAAGCGTTCCTTCATCCTGCCTCAGGCCAATCCGACAGGGGTTACAACCGATCCCGGTGATACTGTTATAGGAGCGCTTGGGGAGATCAGGATCAACACCGCAGCGGCCCTAACAACCGGGGAATCAAACGTCTGGGTCAAGACTAAGATCACGGGGTCCGCTCAGTGGACTAAACTTGCTGGCTATAATGCCCTGACATCACAGGACTCCCTCGCCATCGACCCGGCGGAGGCGGTTAACTTCTACCGGACTAACACCGGGGTGGTAATTGGTGGAACTGGTACCAACGAGCACTCTGGTAACGGCGACTACACCCTATATGTGGACGGGGCTGCCAATGTCACTGGCAACCTCAACGTGGACAGCCTCACCATCAGAGGTGACACCTTGGCGGTATCGTCCAACTGGACGGAGGGGCGCACTATTGAACTCACCGGGAACGTGTCAGGTACAGTTACGGGCGTCGATGGATCGGGTGACATCACCATTACGACCGAGGTTGACGAAATAGGGGCACTGTTAGCACATGCGGAGGTAGGGGGTCCCCTGTATACACAGCACCTATTTCCTCTGGGGGGCTCCCCGGCCAACTGGCAGATTGGGTCAATATACATGACCTATAAGAAGATCGTGCTTACGGATAGTCCTGTTGTTATGTCAGACCGAGCGCTGAAAGAGCGCTTTTCGGAGTCCCCCGGACTCACTTTCGTGGAGGACCTCATCCCAAGGTCCTACGTACTCAAAGACGATCCGAAGAAGGTGCATTGGGGCTTCGTTGCTCAGGATGTGGAAGAGGCGTGTACGGAGCACGGCGTACCCCAAGCGGCGGTGTATGAGAAGCCCGGGGATGGTCCTGAGGGACAGACAGGGTACATGGCCTTGACGTACGGCGAGTTCACGGCACCCATCGTCAAGGCCATTCAGGAACTGTCTGAACGGTTGGAGGCTATTGAGAATGGCTGACCTGCCGCAGCCCGATAGTACTTATTCTAACATCCACGTTACATTGGTCCGTCGGTTCATGCCCTCCCGCTTGAGGGATGTATACCCTGCGTTGAATCAGCCCGGGCAGGACTCAGTGCCCGGCGCAGACTCTGCCCAATAGTAGTAAACTGTTTGTATGGCAGCGCAGACAGACATCGAGACCACCGCAAGGAACTACTTGCGTGACTTCCCCCGGTTCTTCCAGTTGGACTTCGACGCCCTAGGCCGCACCTTCGACCTCGGCCACCTGAATGTCGATTCCACTAAACTCTGGGTAGCAACCTATGTCAGCGGTACAACAACGGAACTTACTAGCAGTCAGTATTCTCTTGACGATAGGAACGGCCTTCTGCGCTTGGGTGCTGCTCAGGCGTCAGGTACGAAACTTCTTATAGAGGGCTACTACTTCGAGTGGCTCCTCCCCGCCGACCTGACCTTCTATGCCACGCTGGCCCTCAACCAGCACCTCCACAATCTGAACATGGACAAGGAGCAGTTGTCCTCGGTGGTCAGGGACGTTATCGGCATCGACGCCATGATCGAGGCCCTCTGGGGCCTGATGACGGAGTACAGCCGGGACATTGACATCACCACCTCTGAGGCCGTCCACATCCCCGCCAGCCAGCGGTTCCGCATGGTGCAGCAACTCCTCCAGTACTGGACCACGGAGTACGAGAAGAAGGCCCGGGCCCTCAACATCGGTCTGGACCGCATTGAGGTCTTCAACCTGAGGCGCACCTCCCGCACCACCAACCGTCTGGTCCCGGTCCAGAAGTCCCGTGAACTGGGCGACTACGGACCGATTGAGCGCATCTACTCACCGCTTGACGATGGGCAGATCACCATCGCTGAGGAGGACGACGATCTACGTGACGACGTGTTCATCGAAACCGATCCCCCGGAAGGCTACGTATCTGGCGTTAGGTACCTCTAATGACTGACGTGCGTAGAGAAATTGAGCACGTGTGGGATAACTACCGCAGGTACCACCACGATACCGGGGAAACAATCATCTGGTATGAGTTACAGCCGTTCGGCAGCACAGCGGGTACGGACAGCCTCTACGACGAGGTGTACGACGAGGGCCTACAGTCCACTGGGGGCCTTCGTTACCAGACCGGCGTGCTCATCCCTGTCGTGCAGATTCAGGAGACAGAGGACACCAAGAGGGCCATGGCCGACGGCCGTCACCCCCTCCAGACCGCCAACGGGGTTGCGTCCGTCAAGGACATGCGTGACGCTGGTATCAGTGACGTTAGCGAGTACCGCAAGCACTTGAACGATATGTTCTTCTACGACGGCCGGTACTACGCCGTCACTACCTACAGGGTACGTGGTAGGGGTAGAGACGATGTTATTATCACCTTCGAGGGCATCGAGAAGTACCTTGATCAGGAGTTCGCCTTCGACCCCGGGCCCATCGCTGTAGCCACCAACGACTACGCTTGGCCCTCTGCGTTCCCGGCCTAAATGGTGTATCATTAGTATGAGGTCCTAGCGAGCGCTGGGACCCCCAGTTGCCCAGAGGACGCTAGGAGAGCGTATGCCTGCACAGTTTATTAGTGCCCCAGCAGAACCCCTACTGGTTGACCTCGACATCCCCCAGTCTGGGCTATTCTTTGGTATTCCAGCGGCTGTCTCTTACGCTAACCTCCTCGACACGTCACTGGCCCTAGTTCTGGAACACTATATG